CAGGTAAGAGATCTCTCTGAACAAGGTCTCTCTCTTTCTCCCCTTTCTCTCTCGGCCCCAGTCAATTGGTCCTTCGTCCAAAGTCATTTAACCTTTCTAGTTAGACAAACGACCAAAGAAATGCTTGCTGCTATTTCGTCAACTAACTAACTGCTTGTTGCTTGTTGCTTGTTGCTTGTTGATTGAGGTGGTGAGCTGGCCTATAACTAAAGGAGGTATGTAACCAGCTCACCGGGAAGAAGGGCCGGGAGCTATTGCTCCCGGCGTTTAGTATTAACAATTGAATAATTCTTCGCACATTGGTCTATTCTTCCGTAAATCCACAAAACCAATTTTTTCCACGTGTGTCCTCTCTTTGACAGTAGCGCTTAGCTTCGTTTATAGATAACCCTTTTTCTAATGTGGATTTAGTTCCACTTTTACGGAATTTAATTATTTTATATGTTTTATTTGTCATTATTGCTCCTGGCTAAGTTCATTAACATATTCTACATATTCTATGTATAGATCCCCGAGAAATAGGTCCTCGTCAGCCATCTTGAAGATTTTATAATCCGTCATACCTCCGCGCGCGTCAGCTCCGTTATGAACACATAACGCGATTATGTCGCAGTCGTAGGTATCGCCTAAACTAATAAACTGAATATCTTGAGATAATGAGTTTTCGAAATTAAAAGTATAAGTGCAACGCGGTTCTAGGTCGTAAGTCATACGCATATAATCCTCTATATCCGCGATTATGTGACCGCGCCCGTCTTTATTATCTAGATAATGGTAAGGGTTCGCGTCTATCCAGGCTTGTAGATCCTTCGTATCTTGATCTAAATATTCCAGGCTATTTACTAGGTGATGGAATAAAGATTTATAATAGTAAGGATAATCGCTATCTGCGTCTAACAGTTCCAGCTCCGTCTCAGCTTGGAAGTCTGCTAAACTTTTCTTTTGATTACGCTGCCAGTTGCGGCCATCTTTACCGCCCGAATCTAAAAAATGCGTTCCAGTGTTTTCTGTTAGCATCTCATAGACTACATCTTCTGTAGTTTTCATAATTTTTTCCTTTAGTTTAACAAGTCTTTATTCTATCAAATATATCTTATATGCACAAGTGCTTGTTGCTCCTGGTCCTTTGCTCCTGGTCCCTTCCCGGCTTGCTCCTGGTCCTTCGGCCCGGCCCGATCTGGCACTGGTCCCGGCCCGGCGTTTTTCCGCTTGTTGCTTGTTGCTATTTAACTGCTTGCCGCTTTCCCGGTCTGGCACTGGTCCGGGCGTTTTTCCGCTTGTTGCTTGTTGATATTTAATCCAAGAAAGAAAGAAAAAGGCCAACCAACAAAAGCTGATTGACCTTCCACTATCGGAGAGTGTTCCTATGCTATAACCTCTAATTTTGTTGGTGATAGTTTGATAGTTAAGTCGCCACCCTCTCGCAAACGATTTAATTGAGAAAGGTCTAAAGGGATATTCTCTGCGAAGTCATCGCCACTGACTTCATGCGTCCTTTCCCATAAGTCATCATGCTTGTCATACTTTGGATTAAATCCACTAGCATAGATAACATGCTCAACTTTTCTTTTACCATTTTTTAGATAGCAATTCATGACGTAGATGCCTTCATCTTTGACAAGCCAAAAAGACCTTTCATTGGTTGTCTCATCGACATAGGCAGTCTTGAACTCCTTTGCGAATAAAGTCTCTCTTGCGAGAGACTTTAATTCTTTATTACTTCTGAAATTTAACGTTGTCATGACTGACCACCTTCATCTTTTTTAAATAGCTTTTCAGCTAAAGATTCTCCAATCACATATTGGCTATCAGAATTTAGGTCTTGAATTACAAAAGGGTTTTTCCTTGCTCTTGGTTTAAAACCAACAAGCGAAATATCCATGCCATCAAGTTTAGCTATTTTGTTTGGGTCTAACTCAACTCCATAGATATTCCTAGAATCAAGTTCATCTCTCAATGCTTTTTCTGTTTCTGATAAAGCGCCTTTTACAGATAGTCTAAAACCCGTAAATCTAACGCCATCTTCATCAAATCTAGCATTACCTAACTCAAAACTTAATCCATGCTCGTTGAGAATGGAAGGAAGTTTATCATTTAGGATTTCTCTCACCAACTTAGCGTTGGCTCGATTCATCTCTGTTATATTCATATTTTCTCCTTTAGTTATTAATGAATACATATAAGTATATACTACGAGTCCCATAAATGGTAGAATTATCTTATTCAATAACTAAAGGAGAAAAAATATGTTGAATATAATAGTAATTGTCGCGACTGCAATGGGAATAGTCGCTTTCGGTGGGTTGGCGTTTTCTTACATTAAGTTTATGGCTTATGATTATGCCTTGTTAAATCTGTATATAGTCTTTGCTAGTGGCGTTGGTCTTGGTGTTTGCACTATAGGATTATGGGATTCACTTCTAGTAGAGTGGTTTAATAGAGGAGAAGCATAATGGGGATGGATGTATATGGACTCGCCCCCAAGACAAAAGGCGAAAAACCAACTATTGATTGGTCATTAAAACCTAGTGATGAAGAGAGTAAAGCCTACTTTGATGCAAAAGATATTTTTGAAAAGGAGAACGTAGGGCATTACTTTCGCAACAATGTTTGGTGGTGGCGACCTCTTTGGGATTATGTCTATCAGTTAAATGACGACATACTAACTGAGGAAGATCATGAACATGGTCACTTTAACGATAGTCATGAAATCACTGAAGAACAATGCGAAGTTATTTGTAAAAGATTAACTGAAGCATTAGACAATGGCGAAGCAGAAGAGTACAAGAATAGTTATGATGCTTACGTTAATTCATTGGGTAAAGAGGATGTTAATGGTAATTATTCTTTTGACTTAGACAACGTCAAAGAGTTTCGCAACTTTGTGCGTGAGAGTGGTGGGTTTCAAATCTGCTAGACTCTAACCATCTAAAAAAGGGCAACAATGTTGCCCTTTTTTTCTGCTTGCTATTCCTCTGCTTGTAGATATTCCTCAGCTTGTTGCTTGTTAATATTTACTTAAACAATATTTCTCTCAGCTTTCCTAAGAATAGGCCTATTTAATGGCCTAAAAGTAGAGCTGGCACTTCAATTTGGATCTGAGACTAATCAATAAGATTAGGAGATATGGGAGTTTTACTATATAATTAAGGGGTAATCATTAATAACTAAAGGAGAAAATATGAATACAAGACTAATAAAAATGCTTAACGAATCGTTGGAGATTCAACTCATGGCAAAAGACATTGGCACTGAAGACGCCAAAGCCAAAGCCGATGAGACTTGGGCAATGGCAATGAAAGTCGTAGGAGATACTGCTAAGACTTTAGAGAATGCCTCCAAGTTGCTTGAGCAAGTGAACGGACGTTTCGAGGTGCAGTCATGAATGTTGACCTTAACGAAATCTTTAATGAGAGTGGGATAACTCTCATTCAAGGTGGGTTGAATCTTATGTTGGCTAAATATGTAGAAGTAGATGACCAAGAAAAGATAATTGAACTTGAGCATCTGATAGATTTTATCGAGGAGTCAACATGAGTAAGATGAGTCAATTATGGGTAGAGGTTGAGCAAGAAGTCCAAGACCACATTCCTTATTGCGAATGTATCGAAGAACTAGAAGATCGAGTAATGCGTTCTCGCGTTGCCAAGTATGGCAGAGAGAACTTATTACCAATCATCGAGACAACTTGGTTCGAGCATTGTTCATAGGAGATAATATGAATAAGAAAGATTTTTATGTTAAAGACCTTATGAGAGACTGTGTTTATCTTCTTTATCGTGATACTAAACTTGTTTATGTAGGAACTTCCCAAAATGTATATAACAGAATTACTCAACATAAAAGAGATAAACGCTTTAATAGAGTAAGAGTTTTACCTTGCAGAAGGGATAGGAAAACGTATTGGGAAAGGGTTTTAATTGATAGATATCAGCCTATGTATAATTGGAGAATAGAGTGGAATGGTAAATATGGTCGTCAAGTCTATAGATAGAAGCATAATCACCCCAAAAGGAAAGGGAGGGCATTTGCTCTCCCTTTTTTTACGCTTGGACTTTTCCCCTCGTTTGACCATTTGCCCTCCCCCATCCCCCCCTCGCGCGCGCTCGCCCTCTTTGTGTTAAAGAGAAGAAAATAGACATAGAGAGAATATTCAGAAACTTTGACAAATAAAGTTACCCCCTTCATTATGTAAAAAGTCAAAAACGATATGGGGTCAAAAAATTTTAAAATTTCAAAAAATTTGGCATGAAAATTTGCACAGCCTGTAAACAAGAACTGCCAGAAGAAGACTTTGAAATCACTTCAAATCCGAAAGGAAAATATTTTCGTAGTGTTTGTAAATCCTGTAGAACCAAAATTGCAAATCGTAAGAAATCCTCATCCCCAGAAAAATATTTAAGACATCTATACACTCAAGCAAAATCAGCTAGAAGAAATTCAGGTATTGAATGGAATATAGAAGCCATAGACATTGTTGCGTTGTGGCATGAGCAAGAGGGCAAATGTGCTTTATCAGGTGTTTTTATGACGTGGCAAAAAGACGGAGGCGGAAGAAAGGAATTGAATGCTAGTATTGATCGTATAGATCCCCATAACGGTTATCTACCAAATAATGTACAATTGGTTTGCAGTAGGGTAAATATTTTGAAGCATAACTTGACAGAAGACGAATTATACTGGTGGTGTAAAAATATAATCACATTAAAGGAGTTGAACTGATGGCGAAGGCATCCTACGATATAGACTTGGAGCGGTTAGCAGAGCAATACCCTGATGCTACAAAACAATTACTTGAACTAACAGAGGCTTTGAACGCTAAGCAGCTTCAAAGGGAGGGGCAAGATAAGTTCCTTCGATACATAAAACACATGTGGCCAGACTTTGTGGAAGGTAGGCATCACCAGATATTTGCTGAGAAGCTAGAAAGAGTCGCAAAAGGGGAACTAAAAAGACTCATTGTCAATATGCCACCTAGACATACTAAGTCTGAATTCGCATCTACATTCTTTCCTTCATGGATCTTGGGCCGTAATCCAAAGTTGAAGGTCATGCAAATAACGCACACCGCCGAACTAGCCTTCCGTTTCGGTAGAAAGGTCAGGGATTTAATCGACTCACCCGCTTATCAAGAAGTATTTCCGGGCGTACAGTTAAAGGCGGATAGTAAATCGGCGGGAAGGTGGGAGACCAATGGCGGTGGCGAAGCGTTCTATTCAGGTATTGGCGGTGCGGTAACAGGACGTGGTGCGGATCTACTTGTGTTGGATGATATTCACTCAGAGCAAGATGCCCTCTCGCCCACGGCCCTAGACAACGCTTGGGACTATTATTCATCTGGACCACGACAAAGGTTACAACCGGGCGGTGCTATTGTTATTGTGATGACAAGGTGGTCAGTCAAAGATTTAACTGGCAGACTCCTTAGCAGACAAGTAGAAGACCACGCCGACCAATGGGAAGTTGTGGAATTCCCAGCTATATTCCCTGAGACTCACAAACCTTTATGGCCTGAATATTGGAAGATAGAAGAATTGGAAGGGGTAAAAGCCTCTATACCTGTAAGTAAGTGGGAAGCACAGTGGATGCAAAACCCTACTTCTGAAGAAGGCGCTATTTTAAAAAGGGAGTGGTGGAAGACTTGGGAGAGCGATGAAGTTCCACAAATGCAATACATTATTCAGTCGTACGATACGGCTTACACGAAAAAAGAAACAGCTGACTTTTCTGCTATAACGACGTGGTGCGTATTCTACCCAGACGAGGGGTCCCAGAGACCAGCTCTATTGTTACTCGACGTAAAGAAAGGTCGGTGGGATTTTCCAGAGTTGAAAAGGCAAGCGTACGATCAATATCAATACTGGGATCCAGATACCGTAATCGTAGAGGCGAAGGCGAGTGGGCTACCGCTAACCGACGAACTGCGACATTCTGGAATTCCAGTGGTGAATTACTCACCCGGCAAAGGACAAGATAAAATTGCGAGGGTAAATGCAGTTGCACCGATGTTGGAATCAGGCATGGTGTATGTTCCCGAGACGCGTTGGGCGGAAGAATTGGTGGAGGAATGTGCAGCATTCCCTTTCGGAGATCACGATGATTTGGTAGACTCCACTACGCAAGCGTTAATGCGTTATCGACAGGGAGGATTTATTGGTTTAGAATCTGACGATGATCTACAGGATAACTATCCACGCAGACTAAAAGAATATTACTAGGAGCTAAAAATGGCAGATAAAGGTGAAAAGATAAAGGACCAAGGATTTGTTCCTTATGCAAAACAAAAGAAAATGGCAACTTCCAAAGGACCACAGCCTGGAGCAGGCAAAGGCAAGAGCCGTGGTAGAGGAGCTGCTGAAAGAGGCATTAAGTTTACTGGCGTTTATTAAGCTGTAAATGGCAGAAAATAGTAAACCAACCAATATAGAAAGGTTGTCGGATCTTATAGATCTGGAAGTCGAAGACGGTACAGAGGTTCAGATCGAAGAACCTATGGCTCCGGGCGGAGCAAATGACATTGCAATTGAACTAACAGACGACGGAGCAGAAATAAACTATTCTCCTGATGTTGAGGTCATAGACACTACCCCATTCGACGCGAATTTAGCGGAGTACATTGAAGAAGGCGAGCTCGGAAGAATCGCTAGTCAACTCATAAG